CGGGATCCTCACCCACTCGCGAGCGCCCCATCGCCATTCAACGTCATAGGCCACAGCGTTTGGCGCCGCGTCCCAAGCAATGGTCATGACCGTGCTTGCAATGCCTTGGTCGATAACCACGTTCTGGCTGAGCAGCACGCGCGCCGGAGGGTCCTGAGTGCCGATTGGGATGCCGGTGATTGGCCGGGTATCGACCACTGCGCCGTTGTCTATGTAGTCGAACTTGCTAGGTTCGTGCTGAATAACCTCGAGCTGGAACTGGTGCCACTCCGGCCGAGTGACGTTGCGGACGTAGAACTGCATCAGCTTCAGGTCGTCGTAATCTAGCACCCAGCCGCATTCAGCCTGGGGCTGCTCGCTGTAATCAGCCATAACAGTGATGTCGCGGCCGGAGACCGAGCGAACTTGGCGCGCCTCAGCCTTACCACTGGGCAGGTTGACGAAGAGCCGCGCACCGACTGGAACCTCGGTATCTCGATCAAGAGTAATCACACGGCCGGCTGCTGCCGAAATACGTCCGCCGTTTGCACGACCAGCCAACGCAGGGTCAGCGACAGCAATCACTTGGCCAGGTCGCGGGATATCGCCGTCCAGTCCGACGCGAAACACTCCGCCCCGGGTTTGCAACTGTTCAGTCATCAGAGCCCACTGCCCCGCGCGCTGAGCCTGACCAAGCGACGTGCAACCAATGGCATCGAGCGACGTGTCGCGCACAATGCCCAATTCGGCCAGAGCCTCGTCGTCAAATACCGGCTCCTTATCGGTCTCAAAGCCCTGGTCTGGATTATCCCAGGCAACCATGTAAAGGGTGTGGCGATCACGCGCACGGCTGCCGTCGTACTTGATTCCGCCCTGATTGAGGATCTGCGTCTGGTTGTACGTGTACACCGGATCGCCGGGCATGTCGGCGTTGACCACGATCTGGCTGCCGTCCCAGAAGGCCAGCCCGTGGAAGATAGAAGCCAGGTCCTGCAGCACCGCGTACGCCTCGGCCTGTTTCTGGAAATACAGGTTGCAGGTGAAGCGAGGCTCTTGCCCGCCCTTCCCGTCCGGCACCATTTGGTCGCAGTACTGCGCAATGCGATAAAGCGCCCACCGGTCAACCATGGTTGCGTCGATGCGATCGCCGAGGCCGTAATAAGGGTGAAGCGCCAGGTCGTACCAGATCCACGCCGGATTGTTGGTATAGGCCTCTTTGAAGGTGCCGTCCCAAATACCGTTGCTGGTACCGGTGCCGGCCGTGGCGTATGTCCTGGTGGCAGCATCGTAGTTCGCGGGCACGCGAATGATGCGGCCACGCATCAGAACTGCAATCTTGGCGATATCGCCGCCGAACACCTGTGCGTCGTACTCGATGCACCCGACTGAGGTGAGCGGATATTCTTGGTCGCTGTCCACAACCTCGGCGATTGCCTCTACCACCATCTCGTCGGAGACCAGGTCGCTGCCGGCGTTTGGCGTAAGCCGGCGCGCCCGAATGGTCCAGCGCGATCCGGAGGGCAGTTCCAGGCGGTGCGATCGCTCGTACTTAGTGACGTTTTTACGATCAACGAACGAAGTCAGAACCTGCATATAGGGACCATTATCCGTCGATATGTCGACGGCATAGTCCACGCGCACACCACTGATGTTCCCGGAGGAATCCTGCTGGCGCAGCGTCGGCCAGCTGAAGCGGATGCGCACGGCATCGATGACCGAGTTGTTGATAGTGTGTAGCCACGGTGTACCGCTCCGCAGCTCCTGCTTAACATCGATCTCGTTGCTAGACTCGGCGATGCCTTCCAGGCGTTCCTGGTTCAGCTCACCGCTACGGAACTGCCACTTCACGCCCGGGTAATTGATCGTGCCGTCCGGTGCCTGAATTGGTGTGCCGTCCAATTTGATAGAGCGCAGGCCATCGACAGGGCCAACAATAGGACCCCAACTCCAGAGATACGTGATGCGCGCAGTGGACAGCGACGGCACGCTGTTCGAGGCAATAGTTGGGCTCTTTTGCTTGGCCTGGCCGCCTTTGCTGCCAGCAACGGCCCGGCGCACTCTCGGCTGCACGCGGCGCTTATTGTTTACTGCTGCGCTCATGCGCCCTCCCAGAATGCAAAAAACCGCCGAAGCGGGTCTGTGGTGATCGTCGGATCATTAGGTGTCTTGGGTGTAGATGCCGCCTGACTCAACCGCTCCGCCGATCTCGCGTTCGCCGTACAACAGTGGGTATGGGTTGCCCTGGGCAATAGTGGTGATGGCACCACCGAAGCCGTAGCTCGGGTTGTTTCCATCGTCGTTCTTGCCTTCGGCATTGGCCTTGGTAGTCGGAGACAGCATTTGCACCACTCCGCCCAGGCCCACCGCTGCGCCGGCGGCAAGCAAGCCCATCCCCAGGGTCGAGGTGGTGCCTCCCGTGAAGAGGCCAGCCACGATCAGCACCACGCCGAGCAGGGTCTGGAACATCCCTGCCTGCTTACTCCCCTGCACGATCGGCTGAATGCGGATATCACCCTCGGTACGCCCCACCATCTCAAGCTCCTGTTCGCTGATGTTTCGCTCATCGACGAACACCGCGAAGACCAGGCCGCGCTCATGAGCTGTCCGCATGAACTTCTCAAAGCCTGGCTTCATTGCGCACAGCGCCGCGGTTGCGTCGTGAATGCCGTACAGGTCGAGCCGATACTCCTTACCGAACTTCTTGCCCAGCACGCCGCCGAGCTTGATGGTGCGCATCGTCATGGTCGGTAGTCCTTGTGCCGGAGGATCAGCTTCACCCGATTGGCCATCGACCAACCGTAGATTTCACGGGCCGCCAGGCGCCCAGGCATGTGGTGGTAAATGAACGGGCCAAACCCGCCAAGCTTTGGCGCCGGCTCGCTGATGAGCGACGGCTCATCGCCCAGGTAGATCACCGCGTGGTTGGGGAAGTAGCACTCCCGGCCCGGGGTTGGGATCTGCAGCACCAGCATGTCACCGCGGCGTGCCTCGTTGACCTGGTAGAAACCGGTGTCCGCGAAGTTGTCCTCGTAGAGGCTTGGGCCGTCCTTCTGCTCCCACCACAGGTCGGCGCGCTCAAAGTTGGGCAGTTGCAGGCCCGCCTCCCGGGCGTACCAGTCACGGCAGGCTGCCCAGCAGTCCAGCAGGCCATGGGAGAAGTCGCGCCCCAGGAGTGGCGCCTGGAAGCCAGAAGGCTTGAACCACTCAAAGTCACCGCCGGGCCAGCCGACAATGCCCCAGGGCAATTCGTGCAGCTCACAGCTGACGCGGTCGGCCATGCTTGGCGCCGGCGCCTTGTCGGGGTGGCTGTGAATGATCGCCAGCACCTCGCCCCGATCTTCCGCCCGGGCCATGTCCTTGTGATCGATCTGGAAGTGTTCGCGCGGCGAGGTGGACAGGTTGCCGCAGGGCACGTACTCACGGCCTAAACCGGACTTGATCAGCACACCGCAGGCCTCGGCCGGGTAGGCACGCTCAGCGTGCGCCCGGATCTCTTCCTGTAGCTTTTGATTGATGCGCATCGTTACCTCGAGCTCGCTATCAGGCTCGCGCCCATGGATCCACCGAACCGGCGGGTATTTCCCCGAAGCTTGCAGCTGCTCCACCAGCCTCCGCAGCGGTCCAGCGCCGGGTTGTCGGTGGGCTGATTCTTCTTGTCGAACATCGCAGTGCCGGTGTAGGCGCAGGCCTCCTGCCTGTATCCCCCACGGCAGGCCCATCGGCAAAGCTTGGTGATCTGCTGGGAAGGCAACATCTGGCCCTCCATATCCGTGGGACTGGAAAGCTCGAACGTCAGCGAGATGCCCGGCAACTCTTCCGTCTTCTGCTCGATGAACCAGATGTTGCGCTTGGCCTGATCGCTGGCATCCGGGTTGCCGTCAGGGAAGTTCGCGGCATCCAGGAAGTGGCGGAACGTCTCGATCACCGTAACCCGGGCCCCGGCGAGATCGCGGAAGCGCAAGCACAGCGCCGTGATAGCCCCGCGCACACCTTCAAGTTCGTCAGTGACCTGCAGGCTTGGCGTAGCCGGGCGGCCGTCGCCGCGAATGTCGAAGCCTTTCGCTTCCATTTGGAGCGGCGAGTAAAGCTGGCCCTGCCAGATGATCTCACCCTCATGGGCGTGCCCATGGAAGCGCCAGATCTGAGCGCCGAGACGGGTGGCGTCCAGTTCGTAGAGCCTGACCTGGTTGCCGGGCTCAAGCTTTTGAATATCAGTGTTGTAATTCATAGACCCCCACGAACACAGAACCCCGCATAAGGCGGGGCTCTGGGGTGCTGGACAAAAGGACAGTAACGACAAATCGATAAGGCGTAGTAGCCTCTCGCCTTCATGCAATGGATTCCCTCAGTCCTTCGCCTGCAAGCCCAAGGACTGGGGATTGCGCCACTTTCGGCGCACTTATGACCTGGAGGTCAAAATGTCACAGCAGCAAATAAGCGCTGAACACGCGATAGCTCAACTCACCACCTTGGTTTTGGCTCTCGCGCATACCCAAGCCGCATCCAACCCTGAGCACACACTGGCCCGTATTGGGGCTGCTGTTTTCGCCTGCCGCAACCAAGGGGTGGGTGACTACTACCCCCTTCAGGTTTTCAATACAGTCTTCCCTGGCAAAAATCTGCCCATCGTTCTAACCGATGAAGAGTATGCGGCGAAGCTGGCCGAAACTAAGCGCTAAGCTTCAAGTGCCGGATGCTGGCTTGATCAATAGCCTTTTGGCTGATGATCAAGCTGCCATCCGACATCAGGACCCACGTAGGCTTACCGTTCGCATCCTTCGCGTCACTGAAAACTACCTTTTCCATTTCTATCTCCTGCGGCGCAGCCGCGGTTGTCGGTACTGCAAATAGGAAACCCCGCACTTGGCGGGGTCGTTGGATGTTTGGAATCAGGCTGTGAACGTCTGCTTAAACGTGAAAGAGAGCGTCCAGAGCGAGGCGCCGAGGGGCTTGGTTTTATAACCGTTGCACCGGTAACGCCCCTGAACCCCACCCGGCGGCGTCCAGAGAAACGACTTGTAACCCTCGTGTCGGTCTATGAAGTCACGCACCTGTACAAGCTCCTCACCGGGAGCCATAACCCCTGAGTGAGGTTCCAGTTTTCGCTCTTGGTATTGATCCCGATCCCGCCGGCCTGCACCAGACCATCACCAAACTCATTCTCCCAAGTGCGCTGCTCAATCTCTCCATCCGCGCCGAGCTGAACGCAGTAGCTGAATGTTTCCACCATCAGGTACGCCTCCACAGCATGCCGCCCTGTCCCATCTCTCCCTGGAGAACGCGGCGGATTTCATTGACCAGACCCTGGCCCATGGCCTCGCCCTGTTGTCGAGCGGCGTCACTGCTCATGCCTGGTTGAGCCTGCACGTTGATTGGTGCACTGATGTTGATACCGCCACCTCCGCCTCCCGAGCCAGAACTCTCTCGCAACTGATCAAGAGTTCTATCCAACTTGGCGCTGGTCTCTGCTGTGGTTACGCGCTCACCCTTCTGAAGCAACCAGGTCCCTGTCTCCGGCACTGCGTCGATACCATCGTGCGCCATACCGGCGAGAGCGGCACTTGCCACGCCAGCCACCATTGGTGCAGTTGCCGCAGCAGCAGCGGCCGCCGCCGCCGGCGCAGCTGCAGGCCCAACGATAGGAATTGCGGCAGTCGAAGCAAACGCGGCCAGGCTGGCCTGGAACGCCGTCGCCTGGGCATTGGCCACCAACGTTGGCACCGCACTCGCCTGGGTGGTCTTGCCCACCAGCAGTTGGACCGCCTGATACACCAGCCACTGGGCCGCCATGTCGGTGAGGGCTTGAAGCGTGGATTTCGCGAAGTTCGCCACCAAGTCGCCGAGTGCATCATCTGCTGACTCAGCGCCGCTGATGACATCAGACAGGAAGTTACTGAGCCCGCCCTTTGCGCTTCCAAGTATCGAGGAAGTAGCGTCAGCAGCCATTGCTGTGTAATCGGTTGCAGCGTCGACATAGTCCTGCCATGCGTCACTGACGCCATCCATCCAGTTGGATTGAGCCTCATCTTGCTGGTTGTAGTAGTCCTGCTGGATGACCATGCGCTCGGCAAGGGCCTCCTCGAGTAGAGCGGTTTCCTTGTCATACGTGTCTTTTGCGTCGGGATCGCCCAGCAGCTCGGCCTCCTTGTACTGCTTGTACATTTCCGCGCGCTGTTTGGCGTAGTCCTGCTGGATCGCAAGGTCTTCCTTGAGACGCCCCCTCAGCTTTTCACCGGACCCCGCGCCAGCCAACTCCATGTCGAAGCCTTGCTTGACGATGACATTGCTGTCTTTGAGGTTGGCAGCCAGGGCGGCGAGCTTAAGGTCTTGCTCATTTTGTTTTTTGAGTTTGACCTTCGAGTCCAATTCGGCGGCCAGGTCTTTCAGAACCTTCTGCCGCTCGGCGCTGACACCCTTCAGCTTTCCGGTTTCCAATTCGAAGGCGAGCTTTGCGACTTCGCTGGCCTTCCCCTGCTTGCCGGTGGCTTCGTCGATTAGTGTGATCTGCCGACGGTAGTTCTCTTCAGCATCGACTCCGCGCTTTTTCAGTGCCTCGGCGGCTGACTTTGCTGACGCCTTGGAAGATTCATCAGCCTTTTTAGTGGCTTCGGCTGCCTTGATTGCCGCGTCTGCGCGCTTTTGCGAGGCGACAAGCAAATCGCCTTCACCAGCCTTGAGCCCTTCGACAAGTCCAGCCTTGATACGCGCTTGAAGCTTGTCCGCCTCTGACCTCTTGTCGGCCAAAAGGATTTGTTCGTCGATCTTTTTAGCCATCTCCGTATAGACCTGTGAGGCCTTAGATACCGAGCTTGAAACGACGGGCTTATCAACTATTGCATTCAGTTCAGAAATCTTTCCCTTAAGATCATCCACCGCGTCATTTACATCGACAGCAGCACCTTTGGCTTGGACGAGATCGGCTTTCCATTTCTCCAGACTCGGGCTTTGTGGGAATTTCTTTATGTTGTCGTTAAGCGTGAAGATTCTGGCATTGATCGCGTCAGCTGCCATAGTCGCGCTTTCGAGCTTCTTGGTGTAGTCCGGAATTGCAGCGGCCGCTTGGTCGACCTTCATCGTTGCGAACGATGTGTTCAGCTTAGCGATGCGCTCATCCAGAGCAGCTGACGCCTTATCCGCGTCACTGGCGCGAGTGGCAAAGTAGACAAGCGCGCTCCCGGCAAGCAATGCCACCCCAACAGGTCCTCCGAGCAACGTCATTGCAGCGGAAGCTGCTCGCGCGGAAGCACTTAGGGTTGCCAGACCGGCGGCTGCAGCAGCGGAAACTCCAGCCATTCTGGCCAGCGTTGCCTGGTAACGCATTGTGTCGGCTTGTACCAAAACAAATGATGCCGCGGCACTTACAGCGGCAGCCGCCAATCTGACAGATAAAACACCCGCAAGAACAATGGCCGCTTTAGCTGTAGCATCCATTGCAGCTTTTGCCTCGGGCGAGGCGAGCACATCATTCAAAGTGTTTACAGCAGTCTTCGCACTATCAAGACTTCCCTCACCGGTGAGCAAATTCGAAATTGTATTTTGCAGCGCGTCAAGAGAACCCCCGAAGGTATTCCGAGCGGCCGCTGCGGCTCCTCCATAGGACTCCTCGAGCGATTTAAGAATTATCTGTTGAGCACCAGCAACATCACCAGTGGACTCAAGAGCAATCGCTAATTTCTTCTGCTCATCTGTAAATCGGAACCCCTGTTTGCTGAGGGCAGTGAGCCCCTGCGATGGGACATCCAATGCCCGGCCAATCGTTTCGGCGGCATCTTTTACAGTAACCCCGGTTCGGGCAGCCATATCAGCAGCCGCCTGGAGCGCGCGGTTGAATTGGTTTCCAACTATGCCAGTGAACGCCAAGAGCGTTGTTTGCGCTTGATTTATATCGCCGCCAGAGAACGTGCTGGCTTTCTGCATCGCGTCGGCCACTGAGTTCAATTGGTCGCGATTGAATCCTGCCGCCTGACCTGTAGAACGAAGCACGGCGCCGAGCTGAGCCTGCTCCTTTTCGGCGTTTTTGGTTTCAGTGACAAACCTTCCAAAAATACTCGCCACCGAAAATCCGGCGACCGCACCCGCAGCAACAGCTCCAAGGGCGCTCCATGCGGTAGCGGCCTGATTGGCTGCATCGGCAATTTCCTTGGACGACTTTTTGGCAGCGCGGCCAGCCTGATCCATAGGCCCAGTGAAGCCGCCGATCTTGGCAATCAGATCAAGCGTAAGGGTGCCAAGCGATCCAGCCATGGTTTTCTCCTGGCAACAAAAAGCCCGCGCGTGGCGGGCTTGCGTAATTCAAAAAAGTTACCCGCTCTTTTGGCCTCCCATGGACGCATCCTGGGCGTAATAGCAGGCATAGCGAACCGCACTCATCATTGCGGCGAAGAGAACGGAATAAACGGTACTTCCGAGTGCCCAGAAAATAACCGGCCAATTCATGACCATTTGACCCTGGCTTAGATAACTTGAGGTCGTCACAGCTTCGATTCGGCCAAAGTTATACAGAACAACAATGGCGCCAACGAAAACCAATGCCGCCATTGCCTTTGCTAAAAAAACGCACAAGTCCAAACGAACCCTGTTCATAGAACCTCCAATCAACAGAAAGGAGGCAATCTACCACCCTTGATCTATCACGCCCAACCCGCGACCGCTTCCTCCAGCGACTCGACACGCGGATCCATGTGCGGGGCGAAGTCCTGCTGGTAAAGCCGAGGAACATCTTTCCCCGTCTTCGAGTTGACGTAGAACGCCTGGAACTGCGCCATAGCCATCTCGACGCGCATGCCTTGGTGCAGCGATCCACGCTTGGCGCGAAATCTCATCCACACCAAGAACTCCAGGTAAGTCATGCGCTCTTGCGCCTCAGCGATGGTGCGGCCACCAATTCCATTCATGACAAGCTCGCACCATAGTTCGTCGGCCGGATCTAGCGTTTCGGCCGAACCACCTTCGCCTTTGGCCCCGTCGGCTTTCCCGAGTTCTGCACCTCGCCGATGGCGATCAGCAGGAGGTTGGTCAGGTCGGGATCTAGTGCGCCCTTCTCCGGATCGGCCTCGCCGGTGATGTCAGCCACGGTGAACACCGCCTTGCCCTCGGCATCACAGATGCTGGAGGCGATGCGACAGGCCAGCGGGTCAGCGCCGCGGTGGGCGGCAATGTCGCCCACCGCGGTCTGGTACGACAGTGGCCGAACGTAGCAGGTGAACTTGGCGCCCTCCCACTCGATCTCCTTGGCAACCGGACGTGCGGTGAAGGCCTTCGATTTTTTCAGGTTCGCGATGTTCAGTTCCATTATGCGGAGACCTTACGAATCCAGGCAGAACCGCCCGAGCGCTGGATCGATACTGTCGAAGCAACCACGGCGTTCTGCGCGAAAGTGAATGGGAAGTCAGCCACGTAGCCCTGGAAAGCAAACCAGGTACGGGTAGGCGGCAGATCGAAGTCATCACCGGCCGCCAAGGCGACGGCAGCGGTTGCTCCGGTACCAGCGCCACCAGTGAAGGCGATGGTCGGGGCCGAGGTGTAACCGGTGCCCTTGTTGGTGATCGTGACGCCGGTGACCACGCCACCAGATACAGTAGCCGTCGCTGTTGCGCCAGAGCCACCACCGCCGGTGAGGGCAACAGACGGCGCTGTGGTGTAACCGGTGCCGCCAGCAGTGACCGTCGCCACACCGAGGCTACCGTCTGCGGCAATGGTCGGCACGATGTCCTTGCCATCCGACCAGCCCACAACCCACTTGATAGTGGTATCGCCGTTGGCTTCGGAGAGCTGATGCAGGCGAATATGGCTGGCGTTGTTCGGGTCGGCGTTCAGACCGAGCGATGCTTGGCCAGGTGTGCGCAAGCCTTTCTTGTAGCTGCGCTCGTCGGCACTGAGGCAGGTGTCTTCGATTTGCTCAGCAGGCGAGCCGCCCGGGTCGAAGCTGGTGGCGCACTCCACTTCCATGACGGTCATGGGCCCGGTACCAGTAAGGGGTGGGACCAGTGCGTAGATCTGGGTTCCTTGGGAAAGGATCGACATGGCGTTCTCCAAATGTCGGGCATAAAAAAACCCGCACTCGGCGGGGTTGGTTTGGGTTGCAGCGTTATCGAGGAACGAGCCAGCTCACGTCGAAGCTGTACCGGTAATTCTTTGTGGACGGGTCGAGGCTTTCACCGCCCCAGCGGATGATGTAGGCCTTCAGCTCAATGGCGTCCCTGATTGCCTTGGCAACGGCTCGGGCGTCCTTTCCCGTCGTAGCGTACACATCGACCTGCAGCGTGTAGCCGTCGATGTCTGGGCGGCCGGCCAGGTAGTTCTCGGGATCACCACCGATGGTCTGCCAGACCGCATAAGGCTTTTGCCCATCCTGTGGCGCATCGCCGAA